CTTCCATCACGAACGCAAACGTCGCGGTCGGAAATTCATCCGTCGTGCTGACGGGAGCCAGACGGAAACGAGTAACGTGAGAGCTGCCGTTGAAGGCATCCGCCGTTGACATCGCCGGTCGAGTACCAGACTTGACGCCAGTCGCTCCCGTTCGCTGCTCGCTGTCCTTGCCCACGAAGGTCATCTCCGTGGTGATCTTGTCAGCGGTCGGCAGGTTCAAGGTGAACTCGTTCAGAATCGCACCCGTCACATACTCAGACTGAATCTGAGATGGACTGGCGTCATCTGGAGCACCGAGCTTCCGCTCAAGCTGGTAGCTCGTACGCGAAATGTCGGAACCCGTTTTGTTCTGGACCGTGCGACCAAAGAAGATTCGGATCGTCTGGCCCGTTCCACCGGCACCGTCGTCCGTACCGTCATCCGTCACCATTGTGGCCGAAGACTTGTCAAAGGTCATCGTGTTGGCCGAAACCGACTTGACACGGACCCATCCGTTGTTGGCCGAGTTAAAGAACTTCTCATCGGCAGCATCACCACCGATGTAGATGAACTCCCCAGCACTAATACCCAACTGAGTCAAGTCCTTCGTCGTCGTATCCAGAGCCGGGAATGTGCCAGACACGTCGATAGTTGCATCGCCAGAATCAAACTCAAAACCAACCGTAACGAGCTTGGCCAGTGCGGGAGGAGCCGCCTCATCAGTCAGAGCACTGGTTACAACCAGGGATGTGGTGTTCGATCCAGTGTCGGCCACATGCAGGCCGTTATTGGCTGCGTTGGTGAACCCACTCGCAAACACAAGATCGCCAGCACGAAACGTATCGCCTGACGTGACCGTAAATGTATCCGTAGTGGCAGAGGCGTCAGTAATCACTGAGTCCGCTGTGTGGTTGTTGAAACGCTCGGCCTTCTTATCGTAGGCAGCGTACATCAGACCCTCGAACAGATGCTCAAGACTGTTCTGGGTCAGGTCGGCCTCGAAGTTACCAGTCGCCTCGACATCGGTCGTTACGCCCTTCAGACGCGACCGAGAGTCGTTGATCGTCTCACGGGCAACGGTTGTGACGTTTCCACCGAAATCGCCGTAGCTGTTCGGCTCCAGTGCATACCAGACAGGTGTACCCGGAAGGGTGCCAAATGAAGATTCTTTGGCGACACGGAGACCAGTTACGTTTGAATCAATTTTGTTCACAGCAGCCATTACTTCACCTCATCATATTCAAAGTCGACCGTAATGACGGTCAGGAACCACGGACCAGAGACACCCTCTTCCCGTACTTGAGCGTTTCGGAAATAGACGCCGTTCGCCGTCGTCTGTCCCTCAAGTCCGTCAAGGACGACCTTGACGACTGCATCTGCCGATGATAGCCCATTCCCCGCTGGAGTGTATACCTCTAAAATCAAGAACCCCACGCGGCGGAACCTGCGAAGTCCTCCGTCGCCACGAAGCGACCGGACTCTCGAAACATTGTTCTCAACCCGTACCGCGCCCCACAGATCGGGATCGCCCGTACTGCCAGACTCTGCCTGTGGCACATCAGACGTAACATTGTCATAAATCAAGGTCTTGCCAGACGTAGCCGCACCGGCATCCCACGCTGTTTTCACAGCGGAATACATATCGGTTCTGGCAACTGCTGGAGTCGGCATCAGCCTTCGACCTCGACCTGATAAAGTAAAACTGTCCCGCCCGGCTTAATCACATCAACTTTATTGATTCGCCAGACCTTCGAGTCCTCGACAACCTTCTGAAATGTCCGCACGTCCTGCCCGCTAACATCGCCGATGAGAAAACTGTTCATCGACTTGTTGACCGTTCCGCCGAGAGCGGCGATAGCCTCTACGACCGGAGACTCGCCGAACAGAGGGACGTAGACCGCGTACACGTCAGTGACCCGAGTCTCCTCTGTCGTTGTTCCTTCCCAGGGTGCGCTTGGGTTGGCCGAGGTTCGGGACTCCTTGAGCAGTTCGACTGTCTTGCCGTAATGCTCAATCAGGTCTTTGGCCTTGTCTTGCAGAGCTGAATAATCTTTCGCCATTGCTACCCCCGCACAATTCGACGGGTGCTCACATTGGTCAACAGCTCCTCAAGAAGCATGTCTGCTGCGGGATATTCGGGGATATTGTAGTCACTCACCAAGGACGACTTCGTTGCCAGACCGGCGGCGGTCACGGTGTCGTCACCGAATCGGTATTCGGTCGACTCCTCAATCGGACCCACCTTCTCGGTCTTCTTGGAAACTTCTCCCGTAGAAGACAGATCGCGAATATGTCCGTGCAGATTAACCTGCTTAGGAACCGGCGAGATCGGATCGGGGGACAGTTCGTGCAGGCTGACCGAACGTAGGGCGTACTCAGCTACGGCCTGCTTGAGCTTGTCTGGGATGTCCTGAAGCAAATACCCAGAGTTGTCCTCGGCGTCGATTCTGGGCCACTGGAGAGCTTGAGAGCTACTTTCCTTCCACCCACGGAACTTGTGCCCGAATCGCTTCTCGATGTAGTCCGTGGCTCGGACCAACGCCTGCTCCTTATCGGAATCAGTTACCGAGCTGTGCGTCCAGAGCGTGTTTCCACGACCATCGTGATAGTCGTTGGCGTAAGACACCGAGGCGTAAGAGTTCGCACCCGCAAGGCCGGTTCCGTCTTCAACGGTGAACGTAAAAGCCATCTAACCAGCCCCGTGTAAGGTTACTCACTCTTTCGATCAGCCACCTGTTTCCGCAGAAGGCCGTACTTTTTAAGGTCCGCTCTCGTAACGTCCCGGCCTGAAGTACCCGCAGCGGTGATGACAGATGCGAGCTTCGGAGTGCCACCGGCACCCCACTGCTTTGAATTGTTCGGATCAAGTTTCAAACAGGCCGATTCAATTACTTCTTTGATGTCCAGCCCGGAGTCCTCTTGTCCGTCCCCCTCGGCCACACTCCCGCCGGACCCGGCGTCGGCTGGAGCATCGAGTGGCTCGTCAGTTGTTTCTTTCGCGGCAGGTTCTTTCCCAGCCGGTTGAAGTGCAGGCTTGTCCCTTGGCTGTTTTTTCGGAACACGACTTGAGCCACCGTAAATCTCCTTACCGCCAAAAGCCTCAAGAGCCTTTTCCAGCTCAGGCGACCCTTCGGGCAACGCCTGCTGATACCGCCCCAGGTAGCGGATGAGACCTTCGTCCTCGTCCCGCACCTCGGCAATTCCGCTAACGAATTCGACCCCGTGAAGGACAACGGTCTGCCCAGCGCGTGGGCCTGCCAGATAAAGACGCATGGCGACTCCGAATAAAAAAACACCCGAGTGGTCGCCGGGGAGGAGCAAGAGGCGACCACTCGGGGCGGGGGATGTCAGTTGTTGATACCTTCGAGGCCAGCAAGACCCTTCAGGCTGAAGCAAGCCAGTCCAGAGTACCACTTGATACGCCAGATGTGCTCGTCCTTGGTTTCCGACTCGCCCACGTCAACGACCTGAATACCAGCCATGTTGGCAGCAGTCAGACCAGCGATACCGTGCTGACGGGAACCGTCATCGACAGTACCAGCCAGAATCGTCGTCGCGGCACTTTCCGTTCCGTGAGTCTGGTTGATCGGAAGGTAGTCGTTTCGGAAGATCGGAACACCGCGATAGGCGGGAACTTCCGCACCACTCGGCAGAGTGACGACTTCGTTGATCGAAGCACCACCCAGAGCACGGAGCAGACCCATGTAGCTACGCAGCGGGCGAGCGTTCATGGTGATGTAGTCAACCTGACCGTCTTTGTCGGTCACGTTGTCCAGCATCTCGTCCATGTCGGCGAACGACAGAGCGGCACCATTCGTACCAGCGTCTACCGTCTGACCCGAATCCAGTAGTGTCAGCAGGCCGCTGAACTGCTCGCTGGAGCCAGTTCCGTTGACCAGCATGTCCTGATACTTACGACCAGCCGACTTGGCCTTTGATGCGATCTGAACCGCAGTCTGGTCGTTGCCAAACCCAGATCGGGTCTGCTGAATCAGGCCGTTGACCTCGGCATCGCCGATGATGCTGGTCAGCGTGCTTGTGACCTGCGTGAAGGTCGCAGCCGCTTTTGCAGCAATCGTGTCGCCGACACCGTAAACGTCGACATCACCGAGGGCGTTTTCCCGGTTGTAGGCAAGAGCGTTGCCGTCGATTCCGTCGAA